ATTAATAAATGTATTTACTTGTTCATACAGCAATTTATCTGTATGTTCCATGAAATATTCTTTACTGAGAAATGGTAAAACTTTTCTCGAATATTCTTCGTTATGTATTAGATTTTTCAGTATCAGTGCTTCTACTCTTTGCTGCATGTTTGTCCATTTGTTTTTGTAAGATTTCTATTACCCATTTTCCCAATTTTTTCTCAAATTTGATGCCGTCCTTATCCGAAATTTTATCTGCATCTTCCGGTGGAACTTCAATTTCATATTCATATTGACAAGCTATTTCACCTCCTGTCAATTCTTGTTCCAATAATTTGAATGTTGTATATCTAATTATAGCACCATCGAATTTTGAACCATCTTGAACAATAAGACATAATGATTTATCTTCTAAATCATTTGGATTTGTACATTCTTGATATGGTTTTCCTGGTGTTTCAAAAAATGTATAACTCATTCTGCCTCAACATTTTCTTCATCAAATCCACCATAGAGAAAAACTTTCTTGGCGTGATCATTTAACTTATCAAGCAGTTCCGTAGTAAAATATTTTTCGGGCTCACTTAGAATTGCCTTTCCAAAGACTTTAGAACCATCGGGCATCTCATATCTTGTAGATACTTTGGTAAAGATTCCGGCGTCTTCTGCCAATTCTATGAGCCCGTAATATCTATTCAACCCCTGATCATATCGTAAAAGGACATCTACTGTTTTATTTTCTTTAGTTAGTCGTGATTTATAATTTTTGCAATGTATTATATTTCCTATAACCTCAGTTCCTTCTTTTTCTTTTCTCCTAGAAAGAAACACAATGGTTGATGCTGCATACTGTATTCCACTACCACCCCCCATTACATTTTGTGGAAACATTGTGCCAACTTGTTTGTATGTATGATTAGTGACTAATAATGGAATTCCGGCTTTGCCCAGTTTCAATGTCAAGACTCTAAATGCCCCCTTGACTAACTGTGCCCGTGTCATGTCTTTGGTTTCTTTACCCTCTGAAATATCGGTTACTTCTTTGGTAGTAGATAGCATACCAAGAGAATCTAAACACATCATCAATGGACGGTCTTCTTGACCTTCCATGTGTTTTTCTACTACTTTGAGTGCTTGATGAGTAAATTCTTGAATCGTAGAAACAGGGAGAATTATCATTCGTGAAGAATCGATTCCCCTGTTTTCGATCATCTGCTTAGTGAGAGCAGATTCAGACTCAAAATAAAGAACACCACCGCTAGGATTATCTGTAAGAAACTGTTTGACAATACCCAGGATAAAGAATGTTTTTCCAGTTGCAGTTTCTCCAGCAAATGCTGTAATTTTGTTTGTGGGTATTCCTCCATAAATATCTCCTGAAATTAGTGCATTAAGAATATAACTACCAGTATCTATATAACCCGAAACATCACCAGCTTCTATTCCATCTGAAACTTTTGAACCGAATTCATTGCCTGTTGCTTTTAATAAATCATCAAAATATTCACTCATTTTTTTCCCTTTTAAAAATTTCACTTTTAATTGCTCGTATTTCTTTATTCAAATCTGAACGTTCAGAATACGTTTCAGCAAAACGATCCCTATTAAAAATATATCTTTCTAATAGAGCCTGTAGTTCTTCTACAGACCAAGTTTCATGATCTTTTATAATCATCTTTTATTTCTAAGATATGATACCCCTTATCTATCATATCTTCAGCAAACTCATTAGCTTCTTTCTGACTACTAAAAGTCATATAGGACATTGATTCTGGAATGATATCTACAGAATGAGTTAAATTTTTGAATACCGCAGAATTGTTATATTCCGCTCTTCGTTGTTTGTATGTCTTTTGTGCATACCTTACCATTATACTTCCTGCCATAGTGCCCCTTAACTAAAAAAATCATTAAGACTTGAACGCCGTTCAGTATCCCAGCCAATTACATCCAATACACCTTTCAATGGTTCAACAAATGCCTTCTCAAATTGTGTATCATAATCTATATATTTTTCTAACTCAAATTCTTTTGGTAAACTATCTATTACAGAAATTACTTTATCCCCCGCTGGATTCGGATCTTTGAGATAAACAAATTTGATCTTTTCCCCTTCTTTTATAGTGGGATATTTCCTTGTTAGTTTCTTGGATTTGAGCATGTGATTATAAATCAATGAACCTTTAACATGAATTGGAGTTGACTTTTTATAAATTGTGGCCGGATCTTTATATTTTTGTAGTCCATTAACTGATCTCGGAAATGCTACATTTACCATATTTAATCCAAAAAACTTTGTCTTGAAATCCTCAATATAATTAATCACATCATCTTCTGTACCTGAAATAATAATATTGAAAATTTCTCTCAATGAATCTCTACATGCTTGTGGTGTAGAACTCTTAATTGCCTCAATGCCCACAATTTTTAATCTAGGTTCTTCGTATCGAACTCCCTCAGAATCATGAACGTTCAGAATATAATGTTTCTTTGCCGTCCAAATACCTGTATCAGCAATGACCTCACGTTTCATGACCATCTTTTGTTGATAGGCATTTACATACTCGGCCAATTCTTTGTATGATTTTTCAATAACACCTTCGATTCTACCACAGGCTTTGTCTAAGAAGTTAACAATTTTTTCATTATCTGTAAGACCAACTTTAGAAACAAGACTGTCAAGACAAACATATAAGGAATCAGTATCCATAGCAACAATATAATCCTTATTCACAGTAGATAATGTAGTGTTTAAGTAATTATTCACCGCATTTTCTGCCCATTGAACAGACAATTGACCGGCAACAGAAACAGCTTCAGCATTTCGTTCATCATAATAACGAAACCATTGATTACCCATTGCGCCGTATGCAGAGTTAAGTGCTATCTTTAGATTCTGTTGATAATTGTAATATTGTGATAATTTATTAGGATCGGCGTTTCTTCCCTTTTTCTGTTCTTCTAACATTAACTGTTTGTATTTAACTCTATCATTATACATACTTTCCATTAACTTAGGAAGAAACCCCTGTTTATCTCTTCGATAAACTGACCCATTCGGTGTAACCGTTATATCTTTTTCTTTCCAAATACTTGTATCAAATTCTTTATTCAATAATCCTTCTACACCAATATCATCTTGCCATGTACCAAGAATAGTTTCTGGAGAAATGTTATATTGCATAATCAAATGTGGATACAAACTATTCAAATCAAAACTGACTATCCAATTATGTCTACCTTTTTGTGGCGCCTTCACATAAGCACCTTCATACATATCACCTTTATGTTCTCTTTTCTTTTGTGGAATTACAACCTTTTCTCTCAAAAGATGATTGTAAATAATACAATCCCACATTCTTGTCTGTGCAAAAACATCTGTATAATTACACTTTGACAAATATGCCAGAGAAATAATCATCTCTAAAAGCTTCATTTTCTTTTCAAGTCGATCTACCAATAACACATCTTGAATGTTATACTCAATAAATTTTTGATAATCTGTTCTATACAATTCGTGAAGTGTTGATACTTCAGAATAATCGAGTTTGGTTTCACCTAATTCAACATAGGCGATATGATCTAATCGATAAGATTCTTGATTAGTGAAAGTAAATTTCTTATATGCTTCTAAATAATCAATTTCCGATACACCATATATTTCATATGTCTGAACTTCTTTGCCGCCCATACCGAAAATCTTTTGTTCCTTTACGAATCCCCACGGCGAAAGTTTTTTAACCCAGGTTTCTCCCAATTCTCCACGAATTCGATTAACCAAATATGGAGTATCAAATGTTTTAGTATTCCAGCCAGAAATTACATGAGGACAATTTTGTTGCCAATACATGACAAACTGTTCTAATAATTGTCGTTCATCACCACACTTATTATATGTAATATTTTCTTGTCCATTTTGAAATTCCGAACAACCCCAAACTTGAATATCTTCATTTACCTTGATTGTAATTGCAGTTACTTCTTCATCGGCACGTTGAGGATTTGGAAAACCGTGTTCTGAACCGACTTCAATATCAAGAAACATTATCTTG